AGTCTCTGCCGCGCGGGTGATTATGCCCGACGCGGCAAGATTCGGAATGTAACTGGATGGCGTAGAACCAACCTCAAGCTGTGCGTCTGAAACTGTACCTGTCACTGTCAATGTCAGACTTGCGGCGGTTGGTGTGAAAGTCAGGCTAACGCGGTTTTGATTGCCCGTACCTGTACCCACCAATGGGCCAGCCGTTGAAGCACCGGAAAGCGCAACAGTCCCTGTGCCAGTGAAATGCAGCGTGTGAGGAACGGCTGTGACTGTGTGGCTTTGCGTGACAAGGGCATTCGTTGTGTGAAGAAGCTGCGTCCGCGCCTCACTCTCAAGGAACAGGCCGTTGTTTACCCATGCGCCGCTCTCATAGACGTGGCTGTTGTACCGTGGCGTACCTTGCGGGACCGTGACAAGCGTGCCTGTTGCGTCGAACATCGTCTTGCCGGAGCCGTCGCTATAGGTAAAAACGTCCTCAGCATCAAACACCCGCCCGCCGCTGCCAACATAGACCCCGCGCGCAAAGTCCAGCACGCCGACAGGGCGGATGCCGTTGGCGATGTAATCTGCAAGAAAACTCACCACGCTACCGAATGGCGACTTAATGCCTCTTAGCGGCGAAACCAAACTACGCATGTGACACAATTACGTTGGCGCGGCCCGCGCTGTACGCATAAAGGCGCGTGACAGACGCTACGCCGGGAAACATATCAGCAAGTGTCCGTGACACCTCACCCTGCCCGCTATAATACGTCAGCGCGCCAGTGATTGACGTTGGCGGCGTTGCCCCGGCAGTACCAAGAAAGTAAACCGGCGCATTGGCTGCAACCTGAAATGTGATGTTTGTCACATCCGCATCTGTGATTTGCGTCCACGTTGCCGCAGCCATTTCGATTGTCGTTTGCTGTGCCATTTAATCGCCCCTTCATAAACTTGATGACAGGCCACCGAAGCGGCCTGCTTTGAAATTTACGTGCGTGCCACAACCGTGCCAGCAATTGTGGTCGCTGCTACGCCTGGCTTAGACAGAGCGCCGATCAGCGTGATGACAGCATCGGTGCCGGTTGTGCCGGTAACGGTCACGCCGATATAGCGCGCGTTGCCCGCATAGCCCACTGCGCCTGCCACGACATCATCAGCCGTATCGGATGTGACTGTGACTGTGCCACCGTTGACTGTCTCGGTTGCCGTGACAGCAGACGCGCCAGCCGTATCTGCGCTTTCTTGCAGCGTGACTGTGAAGCCAGCCGCCGTGCCTGCGTCAGTGATGGTGCCATTGACCACAACGATTGACGCAGCACCAAAGCCGCGCGTGTCGAGATAGCCGGACAGGCCGGGTGTGACGCCGGACAGCGTGAGTGAACCCAAGTTCACATATTGGACGTTGGAAATGTTATCGCGCATTTGATTGACCCCTTATGCGATTGATATGCTGGGCAGGTATCTCCCAGCGCGAAAAGCAGGGCCGTGATTGGCCCCGCTAATTGGTTTAGGCTGCGAACTTGATCAGCTTGAGTGCTTCGCCATTGATCAGGCCACCACCGCAACGACGCACACCGTACAGGCCCACGTAGGGCTTGTTGGTGAGGTTGTCGCGCAAGATGCGGATACCTTGGCGCTCAACGATCTGGTAAGCTGACCGCATATCACCAACCGCAATGGCAAGTGCGCCTGTGGTGGTAGATGACGCCATGTCCTCAAACGCAGGTGCCACCGAATAGCCCAGCAAAGACGCGGGCTGACCGGCTTGGATGCCTGCCTGCCAGAGATATGCGCCGTCGCTGTCTTTCAGCTTGCGTGTTGCGGCCATCGTGACCCGGTTCATAAACCAAGTTGCGTTGACACGGTATTCTGATTTCAGATCGTAAAGAGCCGAAATAAGAACATCGCCGCCAGCAGGTGCAGCAGCAAAGTCGCCGTTCACGCCTGTATCGAACTGCTTGACCTGCTCACGAATGGATGTGCCGTCAACGTAGGTTGTGAAGCCACGCGGTTTGCCCACGCCATCGCCGGTCACAAAGGCTGTTGCCTCGGTGCGGCCCATGCGTGCGGACATCTTTTCAGTCATCCACGATTCCATGCTGAATGCGCTGTCATCCAGAAGTTTCTGCGTGATCTGTGGGAAGGCATACAGTTCATGCACCGGGATGCGCCAGACGCCAAGCTGCGGCGTTGCTGTCGCTGTGCGGCCACCGGTTTCTGATACCCAGCCATCGGTCATTTCGTCATCGTCATAGATGCCTTCAAGAGCATCAGTGCCGATCACCTGAATTGACGCATAGGCGCGGATTGGTGACGTGTCGAAGATCTTTTTGACCATCGCGCCAGACATGTCCGGGTGAACGGTATAGCCGCCATCGGGATCAGATCCGACAGACAAGGCCTTCTGTTCATCCTGCGACAGCGCATAGATGTCCTTGCGCACAAACCGGTCAAACGCCGACTTGTAAGCATCAAGGCCAGCGGCGTTGAACTCGTCACGGTAGCCTTGACCACGCGCCCACTTCTGAGCCTTGGCGTCCAGATCAACAGTGTTGCCATCTGCGTCTGTGACGATCCGCGCCTGCCGCTTGGATGCAAGGACAGCTTCGTCTGCTACCGCCTGCGCCTTCTGCAAATCCGCTTCGATACGAGTGATCTTTTCATCCAGCAGCGGATCAGCCGCGCCTTTTGCTTCAATCTCGGCCAAGCGTTTGTCATTTGTGGATTTGAACTCCTCAAATGCTTTGTTGACTTTTTCAACCGCGTCAACGGCTGCTTTCATTTCCTCGGGCATGGAATGTCTCCTGCAATGTGTTAAGTTTTTCAAGCAACTGGCTGAATGCCTTGGCTTGATCATGCTCACCATCAATAACAACAGCATCCCGCCGGTCATCTAGTGCTTTGAAGCCATGCAACGTGAGTGCGATGGCCTGCTTTTTGGAGTATCCTGCATCCCGCAAGAACTGCTCAAAATCTCTTTCTGTCTGGATTGATTTCACGTCTGTAATCCGCGCATCAGGCAACATCGGGAACGTCACAACGCTGATTTCAAATAGATCAATCTCAAGCAATTTCCGAACACGGCCATCGGCCTCATCCATTGCTTCAACTGTGCGGTATCCGATTGACATGCTGTCAATGGCCCCGGCTTTCATTAAGGCTTGCGCCTCTGAACCTTTTTGCACGTCTTTGAGCACCCGCCCCCTTACGAACAGCCCGCGATCATCCTCACGAATTTCATCCCAGACGCCGATGGGCTGGCTTTGATCGTGCTGCCAGAGCATCTTGACGCGCCTCCCTGACCCTAGTGTTTTGGTGAATGCGCCTTTTGCAACAACGTCCATGCCTTGATCAACAATATCAAAGACCGAAGCGTAACCCTCAAAAACGCCGTCCTGATCAGGCTCGCGCTTCAACTCGAACTGTGCTGATTTATAGCTGATTGTCATTTATGCGCGCCTATGCAGTTTGCAGACTTTGCAGGTTGATAACACATAACTGCAAAGTTGCAAAGAGATTGACTTGAACAAAAAAAAGGACCGCCCGAAGGCGATCCAGTTAGTGGGGAGGAGGTACACAAGATGAGCAGTGCAAGATCAAGATGACATGATGTGCCTCAGTCGTCAAGCACAACAAAGGCTGATCCAGAAAAGCGAAAAGGCCAACCCTGCAAGGTCGACCTTTTCTGATATCAACGGAATATGGGGTTCCGTGACAATCTATCTGCAAAACATCTATCAGCACCCAATCTAATCGTCAAGCACAACAAAGCCCGTTGCACATCGGCAATTGATTACATTGCCTGCTGATCCGCTCGGGTCGCCGGGAAACGGAATGGCCTCGGTGCCGCCGCTCTTTTTCGGCACTTGAAACATCGCGCCATCAACATTCGGGATCGTCTTGCCGTTCATTTTGGTGTGGTCATATTCTGCGCCTTTGCTGATCCGCCGCGTGCGCGCGTCATTAACGCTGATCCATTCGCGCTCAAGTTTCAGGCCGGTTTCTGTTGCAGCAGCAACCGCACCGGTGTTTGCCGCGCCGTGCGTTTCGGTGCGGGCGATCAGCGGCCCGCGCCATTTGGCAATACCAGGTGCAGCTTCAAGAATGTCTTTTGCAATATCACGGCGCGTCAATCCTTCCTCATATCCACGTTGAACAGATGCTGTCACGTTGTTGCGCGTTGTCTCTGATATGTTGGTGATGCGCCTGCGCACCGCCTCGTTAAATATCCAATCAAGCGCCACCCGCTTGAAGAACGCAGAAAAGTCGAACTTGGTTTCAACAATCAAGCCCATTGCCTTGCCCTGATCTAGCACACGCCCACCGAATGCCCGCGCTGATACCTCGGCAAGATGTTCCTCAATGCGCATTAATCGCTGCCTGTGGTCGCTGGATGGTAACGGCACCTCGCCGGTTTCTTCATAGAAGGCAACTAGCCGGTTGGTCTCAGCCAGTATTTCACGCGCAAATCTGGCCGCAAATGTCCGCTCAATAACGGCAAGCAGCCGAATCTGGCGCGCGCGCTCGCGTTGCGGGTTTTGGTCAAGCAATCTACGCCGCGTCATAACCAGCAATCAATCGCAATGCCTTTTGATCAACTTCGTCAGGCAGGCCAATCCCTAAATCAAGCGGCGTTGTGGCATCGGCAAGGCTGATCATGCCTGACGGCACAAGCAGCACATCGCCGCCCGGTGTTGGGCCGTACCCCATAGCCTCGCGCTTTTCGTTGATGGTCAGGCTTGTTGATGCCTCTGCCATTTGCCAAAGCGTCTGGCGTTTTTCAACGATGGCCGGGATTTTATCCATGTTGGGCGCAAGCGTGACGCCCTGCGGCTCTGCCAGCCACATATTCCAATCCGCCACGATCAGATCAAGCAGTGGGATGACCGTATCCTCCCAGAACGCCAGCCGTGCCTCGGCATAATTTGAATATGTGTTGTCGCCGGGAATACCGAGTAGTTGCGGCGGTACACCAAATGCCAGCGCCACATCGCGTGCTGCGCTGAACTTGGATTCAATGATGCCCATGTCTGTTGGTGACATGCCCATCTGTTTCCAATCCATGCCGCCCTCAAGCAGCATTGGACGGCCCGCGTTTGCGCTGCCGCTGTATTGCTCGTCAATCTGTGCCTTGAGGCGGTTGAAACTTTCGTCTGACAGATCGTTGTCAGGCGATACGGTAAGCGCACCGGATGGCCGCGCGCTGTTCTGCATAAGCGCCTGCATCCATGCCATAGCCTCGTTGCTCTGGTCGATTGCGTAAGCGCCTGCCTCAACCGGTGATAGCCCATACCAATCGTTGAGCGGATTAAACGCCTTCATGTGCCAGATGTCAGACGATCCATCATCGGCAACGGGAAACTGCACTTTCTTGCCGTTGACACTGTAAGTGTATGCCGTGGGCGCGCCGTTGGTGCCGGGTGTGATGCTCATACGGTCTGGGCGTAACTGATACAGTTCGCGCGTCTGTCCGCCCACCTGCACGCGCTCGGTGAAGGCATTGCCTGCGATCAGGTAGAACGACACCATTGCCCTGATGAACTCATCGCCTGATTGCTGCGGATTTGGTCGGCGCAGCAATTGCAGAATGGGATGCTCGGTCAGTTCCGTCTCACCGCGCACCACCACCCAATCAACAGATGCAATGGCGTCCGCGATCCGGTTGACGGATTGATAGGCCACCACGTTCTGCCCGTAAGCCTCTTGCGCGAATGACTTGTAATCGCGCGGCGACCATACAGCTTGGCCCGGTGACATAACCAACAGATGCGCGGCTGCGCTTTCCTTGGTGGCGATAGGCTCGGCAGGCTTTCGGAATGGATTTGTGAATTTCATTTTGCGGCCCTACGGTTTACAACTTTGCAGAATTATTATCACAGCTGGCGATTATTTGCTATAGCGCACGGATGCGCGGTTGAGCCTTGGCATTTTGCACCTCTGCAATGGCGTCCATCATGGGATCAATCATGTCATCGTGCGTTGAGTTTGGAAAGCCGCTGGCCTCCCCAAAGAAGTCTGACAGCCACGGTGCTGATTGCGGCAACAGAACATTCCCACTTTCGATATGTGGCGCAGCATCATATCCGCGCGTTATTTTGTCGATGGTGCGCTGTATTGGGATGACCGGGATGCCTTCCCTTTTGAGCGTCTGGATAAGCCCCGTGCCGCTCACCTTGTCCTCAACTTTCATTGACCTGAGTGTGCCTTGGCCTTCTACGGCCTTGTGCTTTGCCCAGAACGCCCGCGCGTGCGTTAGCAGTTCTGGTGCCTCCCACTTGCCGCGAATAAGGTCCAGCAGAACCACGCGGTTGTTTTCGGTATACCCAAAGCACTCGAACACGCTGTAGTCGTTTTGATTGCCTGTCTTTTGGGCTGTGTCGGCAAAAATGATGCGGTGCTTTATGGGCGGCGGTGAGTTGTAGAATTGCCACCATTCATCCTTGAATATGCCACCACCGAGCGGCACTGGATGTTGTTGGTACATAGCTGACCAGAAGAACTCTGACATTGTTTGCTTGGTTTCCTGCAGCTTTTCTAGGCTATGAAGCGCAGGCACCAGCGCCTCACCATCATCGCTGATGGCTGGGAATGCAAGCACCTTTGCGTTAGGGCTGACTTCCTCAATACGCCCTGACAAGTCATCTAGCGCCCAGCGTGTTGCCATAATAATTTGCCCGCTGTTCTGTGATAGGCGCGTTCTAAATGTGGTGATGTACCAGTTCCAGATGGATTCTTTTGTTGTTTCCGATAGCGCCTCTTGTGCGTTTTTGATTGGATCATCAATGATGCCAATATCCAGCCTCTTGCCTGTGAGTGGCCCGCCTACGCCCTGAGAGATATACCGGCCTTTGTGATCCACTATATCGAATGTCTCACTGTTTCGCTTTGCATCAACCTCAATTGTGACCACTTTTTTTGCGTTGAGCGATGATGCCGGGAATATCCTCATATATTCTTCGCCCATCATAATCCGCTGGACATCCCGGTTCATGTCGCTGGCAAGGTCTTTGCCGTATGACAAACCACCCACTGACAAATCTGGATGGTTGCCAAATATCCATGCGGGGAAATATCTACTTACGATGTCAGATTTGCCATGCTGCGGCGGTGCGCCGATGATTAAAACGGGTCGCTTTCCAGATAGGGCATCAACAACAAACGATTCCAATGCGGCGCACACTGACCTTGAGAAGTCAGACACAATGTAATCCGGGTTGATGTAGCGAATGAAGTCTTGCAATTGCGCGCGTGCTTTGCGCCTCCGAAGCAACTCCGTTGCCGCGTCAGCCCTGCTTGTCATTGCCGCTTGCTATTCGTTCAAGTTGCTCATCTGTAAGCTCAGCCGATTTTGGCGTCATGCTGCCATCCGGGCTGGTAACATGCTGCTCCACTCTGTCGCTGTATCCGTGCTTGGTCATCATCATCTTTGTGATGGCTGGCGTGAATGTTCCATCTAGCCCGTTATTGACCAATTCCCGCTCTTGTTTTTGGGCCAGCGCCTTGAGGATGTCAGAAAAATCCTTCTCCTCATCTCTAGCCCAAGCGTGGCAAGTTTCACGATGAATGCCAATTTCGCACGCCAGACCAGCCACGGACGGCACCTTGTCGCCCGCGACTTGCCAACCTCCATTGACATATTCCCACGCCTTTTCGATTAGTTCTGGCGTGTAAAGTGATGGCCTGCCTCTTGTCATTTTTGACCTTTACCACATTCAGTCTGATTGCGCCATATAGCACGCGGTTTCCCAATCGTTGCGAAAGTCTTGGATCGAGCGTGTTTGGTATTCGTCTGAACTATAGCGCGGTTCTTCATACGCTGAAACCAGCATGTTGATGTAGAATTTATTGCCGTTGAGGTGCGGCATCAGAGTTGAGATTGCCGTTCCTGCCTGCCTGTGTTCCATCATTGTTTGCGCGAGTTCGCCAAGATCAAGGCATTTGTCTTTTGGTTCTTCGGCCCATGCTGGCGATGCAAGTGCGATGATTGCTGCTGTGATGATGTGTTTCATCTGTTTAATTCCTTCCGGTGTAATTGCTGCGCATCAACTCGTCTGTTGGGCGTCTTGAGTCTTGCAAGTGGCTGCGTCCATCGGCTAGGAACTTCCAGCCTTTTCGTTTGCATATTTTGCGCACTGCACCCGATGTAATTCCAGTTTCCTCAGAAATTTCTGCGGCAGAACATATCCATTTGACTGACATGCCAGCGCGCCAGACCATAAATTCATGTGCCATGCGCTTGATTTTACTGTTTTTACCGTGTTTCATCCTTGTTCTCCTT